AAATGTCTATGGCACAAGTAAATGCCTTTTTAAAATCAAAAGGTATGAAAGCTGTCAAGGTCTAGTCGATGACCAAGAAACGTGGGAGCATGAAAGGATATAGCATTAAGAGTGGTGACAAACGACCCACCAAGTCTGGTGCAGGGATGACCAAGAAAGGTGTTGCAAAATACCGTAAAGAGAATCCCGGAAGTAAGCTCAAGACTGCTGTAACAGGAAAGGTCAAACCCGGAAGTAAAGACGCAAAGAGACGTAAGTCTTTTTGTGCCAGATCTGCAGGGCAAATGAAAAAGTTCCCCAAAGCAGCCAAGAACCCTAACAGTAGATTACGACAAGCAAGGAGACGATGGAAATGTTAGCTTCAATTAACTTTACCATGTTCAAAGTATTGAACAAAATAAGCAACAAATTTTACAGACAATATGTAAGACAACTACACAAGTCTCAAGGGAGAATCTAGTGTTATCGGCTCTTATAGGACCTATTAGCAGTCTCGCAGGCACTTGGTTTGAAAACAAACTTGCAAAGACAAAGGCAGACGGACAGGCTAAAGTTGCAGAAGCTAAAGCTCGTGCGACTGTTGCAGAGAAGGTTGCAACAGGTCAAGTTGCATGGGAAGGCAAGATGGCAGATGCTACGGTGGATTCTTGGAAAGACGAGTTTGCATTAGTTGTGCTACTTGCTCCTGCTATACTTGTGTTCATTCCCGGAATGAGAGACTATGTAAAGGAAGGGTTTGAGATACTGGCAACATTACCTGACTGGTATCAGTACCTGTTGTATATAGCTATATCTGCATCGTTTGGAATTAAAGGGGTAGGTCAAGCAGCAAAAATGTTGAAAAAAGGAAAGTAACATGGCATTAACTAAACGTCAACAAACTACTATGAAAAAACATTCAAAGCATCATACTAAAAAACACATGACTAGTATGACTAAAAATATGAAAAAGGGAAAAACGTTTACTCAAGCACATAAAATAGCAATGAAAAAAGTAGGAAAGTAACATGGCAGCGAAAAAGAAAGCTAAAAAGAGTGGCTCTAAGCCATCTAATCCAAAGTTATACGCTTCAGTAAAATCCGAAGCAAAACGTAAGTTTAAGGTCTATCCTAGTGCGTATGCAAACGCATGGCTTGTTCGTACCTATAAGAAACGTGGTGGTGGATACGCATAATGGGTAAGACCAGTGGTGGCTTAACTAAATGGTTTAAAGAAGATTGGCGTGATGTCAAGACTGGTAAGAAGTGTGGTCGGTCTGGTAAAGAAAAGAAAACACGCCCATATCCTGCATGTAGACCAAAAAAAGTTGCAGGTAAGATAACTAAAGCTGAAGCAAAAAAGAAAACAGGACCTAAAGCAGTCAAGTGGTCAGTCACTGCATCAGGCAGACGAAGAAAGACTACAAGGAAAAAAGCATGAAGTATGACGCAGATGAATTTGTAGAGATGGTTGCCAAGCACGAAGGTATGGTTCTTGAACCTTACAGAGATAGTTTGGGCATAAGCACAATAGGCATAGGTAGAAATTTAGAAGATGGTGGCATTACAGATGTTGAGCTAGACTACATAGGTAAAACACTTGAACAAGTACTTGAGCAGGGTCTTACTCAAGAAGAAGCTTACTATCTGTGTCGAAACGATATAAGCAATGTAGAAAAAGAATTACTCGAAAGAAAGCCTGTTGTAAATCAACTTGATTCTGTACGACAGATGTGCCTTGTAGATATGGGATTTAATATGGGTGTTCCTCGTCTTATGAAATTTGTTAAGATGTGGGGAGCTATAGAGGTGGGTGATTTCTACGAAGCAAGCGATCAAATGCTTGATTCACGTTGGGCAAAACAGGTTGGTAGACGTAGTAATGGTTTAGCAGAAATGATGAAATTGGGGTATGAGTTCTATGGCAGGTAAAAAACGATGCGAAACATGCGAATGTTACGACTGCGATTGCGAAGAATGTACATGCGATTGCCATCACAATGATAGAGTTTCTCCTGATCTTCATGATCGACACGAGAGTGATAAACCAAACACAGAAGTTTAAAAGTATAGATGAGTGTCTTTACTTTGCAGAACGATTACAAAAACAACCAACAATACCATATAAGGATGGCAATAGAAAAATAACGGCTTATTGTAAGCCAGTAAACAGGTAAGGGGAATACCATGTTAGCAGAACTTGCAGCGGCCAACGCTGCTTTTTCGGTGATCAAAAGTTTCGTATCCAACGGAAAAGAACTTTCAGGTTGTGCTAAACAGATCAGTGATTTTGTTTTTGCAAAAGAACAAATCGAAAAGAAAGCAAATAACAAGAAAGGTGCGAGTGGTGATCTAGAAGAGTTTATGGCTCTTGAGCAAATAAAAGAAAAAGAAGATGAACTTAAGAAGATCATGATATATCTAGGTAGACCGGGATTGTGGCAAGATTGGCAAGCCTTTCAAGCTGAAGCACGTAAGTCTAGACGTTACGCAGAAAAGATGGCAGAAAAACGCAGAGAAGAGATACTAGAATACGTTACATACTCTATAGTTTTTCTTATAGTTGTTGGATTTTGTGCATTGTTAGCTTTTGTATACATGGAATATAAATAGATTGACATTTCAATCGTCTATCTGTATAATCCTAAAAAGGAGTACTCTATGAAGAAACTAGCCGCACAAGCATTAGCTTTCCAATACCAACTACAAATTGAAAACGCACAAGCCGTGTTAAATAACAGTCACGCAGCGTTAAACATGATTGACCAAGCGTTACATGAAATTATAACTGCAAATGACAAATTAAAGACATTAAATGCTATGATGGCTAGTGCCGTCAAAGAAATAAAAGAAGAAGAAAAAGCTTCATAATGCCACATTATACAAAAGATCTTAAAGAAATAATAAAAGGTTTAAAAAAAGCTTCAAAGCTACATGCAGGTCAAGCTAAAAAACTTGAAAAAATAGAAAAAGATCAAAGACAAAGATATAAAAACAAACATGTCAAAAAAAGTTAACTACAGAATAATTAAATTAAAAAAAAAATTTAAGAATACTGTTACGCACGGATACTAAACCCTTTAGGCTTCTCACACAAGAACAAATAGAAGAACTAAACAAACATTTAAAAAGTCCTCAAAGAATACAACGTATCCGTGACAACTACCTAGAAACAAAACGACTTCAGGAAAAACTAAAGCACCAAAGACTGCAAGAGAAGCTTGAAGAAGAAAAAAACAAATTAAAATCAAAAAAGAAATCTCGGAAAAGATATGGCAAGTAGTTACTTAACACTTATAAATAATGTGCTTAGAGATTTAAATGAAGTAGAGTTGACATCTTCTAACTTTTCTAGTTCAAGAGGAGTTCAAACTGCAGTAAAAGATTATGTTAATCGTGGAATAGATGATATAATAAATGCAGATACTGAATGGCCCTTTACAGTTACAGCAAAAACTTTTACCACCACTGCAGGTACAAGACTATATACACGTTCAGCTTTAAGTGTGACAGATACAAAGACTGTAGACTTTGACAGTTTTACATTTCTTGAAGCATCAGATAAAAAAGAAACTACTCTTCAATACATAACTTACAGTGAGTATCTGGATAACTATCATGAAAGAGATACAGACCCAACAGGCAACTCACGTGCCATACCTGTGTATATTTATGAAGATCCTCAAAATAATATAGGCTTGTCTCCTGTTCCTGATAAAGCAACATACACCGTAAAATATTATTATTATGCTACACACACAGCGTTAAGTGCATCTACAGACACATCCCTTATACCAACTCGGTTTGAAAACGTAATAATAGAAAGAGCAAAGTATTATGCGTTTACTTTGCGTGGTGACACACAAAACGCACAACTTGCACAAATGCAGTTTGACAAATCAATCAAACGTATGCGTGTTGAATTAATTAACAAACAACTATACATGAGAGCCGTGTAATGCCAGAGCTAAGTCAGACAGGTGCGTTTCCCTTTGTATGTGAAGGGGGGTTAGTTCTTAACCAATCTACATTTATAATGAAACCCGGTCAAGCTCTTGAACTTCTTAACTTTGAACCTGACATCGAAGGTGGTTACAGAAGAATAAATGGCTTTAGCAAATATGTAAGTGCCATTGTACCACAGACAAGTGCGTCAGATGAAGAAGTGCTTATGGTTGCAACGTTTGGATCAAGTGTTGTTGCTGCACGAGGAGAAAAGATATTTAGTGCTACTCCCGGTGGATCAAGTTGGACAGAACGAGATACAGGTCGTACTAATGCAAGTCGATACTCTTTTGAAAGATTTAACTTTGATGGTAATGACAAGCTAATCGTTGTTGATCAAACAAACGCACCTACTGTATTTAACTCTTCGTTTAGTGCGACAGATGTAAGTGAGAGTGCAGTATCAGGTTCTAAGTTTGTAGTTGCATTTAAGAATCACATGTTCTACGCAGGCAAATCTACTACACCACAAGAAGTTGTATTTAGCCAACCGTTTGATGAAGATGCGTTTAGTAGTGGCTCTGGTGCAGGTAGCATAAAAGTTGATGATACTGTAACAGGACTCAAAACATTCCGTGACAGTTTGTTTATATTTTGTGAAAACAGAATATTCCAAGTGACAGGTTCATCTTTATCTGACTTTGCAGTAAAACCTGTAACAAGAAACATAGGGTGTATAAATGGATCAACCATTCAAGAATTTGCAGGTGACCTTATATTCTTAGGTCCTGACGGATTACGTACCATTGCAGGTACTGCAAGAATCGGTGACGTTGAATTGGGAACAATAAGTTCTAACGTGCAAAGTTTATTTGACGCAAATTTATCTAACGCATCTAATTTTACATCCCTTGTTATACCTGACAAAACACAATACAGAATATTCTTCACAAAGAGTGGTTTAGCAGAGTCAAAGACGAAAGGTGTTATTTGTGTTCTTAGAGGTCAGCAATTTGAGTTTTCGGAGATGCAAGGTATAAAACCCACTGCCACAGATACATTTGTATCGGCAGGAGATGTTATAGCTATACACGGAGCAGATGACGGATTCATATACAGGCAAGAGTCAGGTAATGATTTTGATGGAACTGCTATATTAGGAAGATATCGTAGTCCAGATCTTACAATGAATGATCCCGGAATACGTAAAAACATGCAACGAGTTATTATTAACTATGCACCTGAATCGTCTATCGATGCAGATTTATTTGTTAGATACGATTATGAAAGTAAAGATGCTGCACGACCTGCAGCCTATTCTTTAAATTCTACTGATGTTCAAGCTATATATGGGACATCTACATACGGAGCAACATCGTCTGTTCCGGGAACATACGGTGGTCCTTCACAGCCACTAGTTCGACAGCCTGTAGAAGGATCAGGTTTTGCTGTAGCCGTTAGAGTTAACGATGGTGGAACATCAGCACCTTATTCACTTAAAGGATTTCAATTAGAATATCAAATGGGAGCAAGAAGATAAATGGGAGCAACCTATACAAGACAATCTTCTTACACTGACGGAGATGTAATAACTGCGGCTCAAACTAACAATGAGTTTGATCAGTTATTAGCAGCCTTTCAAGCATCGACTGGACACACTCACGATGGCACAGCCAACGAAGGTGGACCTATTACAAAGCTTTTAGGTAACACACTTACGTTTGGTGCAGGAACTGCAGGCACAGATATAACAATTACATTTGATGGTGAAACATCCGATGGTGTCCTTAAATGGATGGAAGATGAGGATTATTTTGAGTTTAGTGACGACATACTTGTTGCTTCTACAGAGAAGTTACAATTCAGAGACACAGCAATATACATCAATTCAAGTGCCGATGGACAACTCGACCTCGTAGCCGATACAGAGATACAGATAGCAGCCACTACCATAGATATAAATGGTAATGCTGATATATCAGGTAACTTAGGTATAGGTGGCAATCTTACAGTAACAGGTACAACTACATTTAACGGTGGTACAATGACGTTAGGTGACGCTGCCACAGACAATGTTGTGTTTGGTGCAGACGTAGATTCTAATATTATACCTGACGATGATAACACATATGACTTAGGTTC